GCCGTCTATGTCCAGGCGTTGCGATCGGCGCAAGGCCTGTCGCAGATCGCGAAACGCGCGCAGAACTTCGCGGGCAAGTTCGCGCCGCAGATCGCAAAGGGACTTCCGGGCACGACGCCCCCGCGTACCCCCCGCAAGGTGCCCGACGCGGTCGCGAAGCGTCTCGCGGCGCTGAACCCCACGCCCGCGCCGTCCCCCGCGCCGTCGAAGTAAGCACGAGCCCCCCGAGGAAATCGCACCATGCCCGCCGTCGCCCAAGTCAACACACACCCCACGCGCGCACAGTGGCTCGCGGCGTTCGTCGCCGCATTCATCGAGGTCGCGCACGTCGTGCCCACGCAAGAGCAAGCGGGCGCCGCGTGGGGGCTCTTCGCCGAAGAGACGGGGCGAGGTGCCGCATGCTGGAATTGGAACGTGATGAATATCCGCGCCTTCCGTGGGTACGCGGGCGACGTGATCGATCTTCCGGGGGCGTGGGAGATCATCGATGACGCGCGCGTCGTCACGGGCGGCGCGTTCCGCGCGTATCCGACGCTCCAGGCAGGGATCCACGGCTTCCTCACGTGCCTTTGCGATGACTTCAAGGACGCCGCGCGTGAGCTGTTTCAACCCCACCCGAATCCCCGCGCCGTCGTCGCCGCGATGAAGCAAGACGGCTTCTTCACGGGCGAATTGCTCGGGTATCAAAACACCGTCGCGAGCGTCGCGAGGAACTTCGGCAACGAGCTTGCGGCGGAGCTGCGCGCGTTCCCGCCCTCGACGTGGGGCGCGGGCTTGGAGCACGACGGTGACGACGTCCCGCCCGTGCTCCAGTGCGTCGACGAGCCCTCGCCGACGACGAGCCCCGAGGGTGTCGAGAGCCCTGAGCATGCGGCCGTTCGCGCGCTTGAGGGACCCACGGGCACGGGCACCACGACCGAAGGCGCCGTCAACGTCACGGGAGTCACGGGCGGGGGCTCGTCGTGACGCTCACGCCCGAAATGGTCGGCATCGTCGGGCTCGCGGTCGGGTTCTGGCGATGGAGCCTCGACCGCGAGCGCAAGGAGGGCGAGCGCACGACGGCGATCAAGACGATCAGCGACGGCGTATTTCGCGTCGAACGCGCGGTGACCGACGTCGTGAAGGAACAGAAGGAGCAAGGCGCGGCGATCGCGAATCTTCGCGTGAAGGTCGCGAAGGTCGAAGGCTCCGCGACGTCAGACTCCGATCCCCCGCACGGGTAGCGTCGCCGCATCGGCGCGCAGCGCGATCTCCCCGAGGGGTGTGATCTCTCCCTCTAGTACGTCGTCCGTCTCTCGGAGCGTGAGGCACCCGCGACGCGCTTGCTCCCTCGCTTCTGCGATCACCTCGTGGGGGTCGAAGTGGAGTAGTCGCTCGATCGTCTCGTGGACGGCCGCTTCGAGCACGAGGCAACCAAGCGGCGTGAGCTCTCGCACTAGAGTGCGAGCCCCGTCGTGAGGTATTGGCGCACGTAGGTCGACACGGGGACGCCCGCGCGCTTCGCCTCGAAGGCGATCTCTCGATACTCGCTCGGGGACAGGCTCACGAGGATCGTGCGTCGCGTCTTCGCCCCACGCTTCGTCGAGGTCGGTCGCGTCTTCACGATTGCGCCTCGATCACGTGCACGGGGTAGCCTCGCGACTCGTCGATCTCGACGATCCGCATATTCCGCAAGCGCCCGAGACGGTGCATCGTGATCAAGTCGCCCACGTACGTGCGCCAGAATTGCGGCACGTGGATCCACACGGGCTCCGAGGTCGTGCGCTCGATGATCGCGATCCGCTTCGTGGGCTTCGCGTTCATGGTAGGCACGCTCGGACGTAGTACAGAGCTTGCGCCTCCAAGGCACGAACGGGCTCCCACCCGTGCGCGTGCGGGTACTTGGACAAGTCCCCCTTGCCGAGCCCGAAGCGCACGAGCTTCGCGGTTTTCGGATCCGTCGGTCTGTAGCCCGTGGAGCGGATGAAACCAGCGGCTTCATACTTTCGCAACTGCGCGTCCGCGTCCGCATTGTCGACGAAGAAGTGCCCTTGCGCTTCGGCTTGGATCGCTTCGGTCATGTCCGAGCCGTGCGCGAAGCCCGAGCCGAAACAGGCTTCGAGGAAGCGGCAAGCGCCGACGGTACGTGCGTCGAAGACGCGACCCCCGGGGGCGCTCACGTCCGCACCGATGCAGCTTTCGCGATCAGCGCCGACACTTCGTCATGCGTCATTTTCACGAGATCGTGCACGACAGAATCGATCGCCCGCTTGAAAATCCACGCGGGATCTCCCGTGTTAGTACGCGCCGCGACGTCGTTGGACACGAGTCGATCAGATCGCACCGTGCCCCATGGAGATTCGACAAGGATCGTGATTCGGGTTGTCTGCGCCTCGTTGCGACGAGGCGCCCTCATCGCCGCAATCTCCCTTTTGAGGCGGTCGCGCTCGATCTCTAGATTGAGCCCGCGCCTCTGCTCAGCAGCTAAGACGGCGTATTGCTCTCGGAGTGATTCGATCAGATCGAGGATCTTCCACGAAGCAACGGTGATCGAATCCGAGGCGCGGGCGCGGGTTTCGATGTCGTTTTTGTCGGTCATGCGAGCACCGAAGCCGTGCGGATCGCGATCCTCGCGTTGTGGGCCGCGTCGGTCGCCTCGTCGAGCACGTCGCGCAGCTCGATCGCGACGTCGTCCGCGACGCGGCCGATCGCTTGCGCGAACGCGCGCACGTCGAAGAGCGCCGCCATCGCGAGGGTCAAATGCAGCTTCGCCTCGTCGGCGTCCGTGCGCGCGAACGCGATCGCCGCGTTCGCGTTCTTGTGCACGCGCATGGCGTGGCGCTTCATCTCGGCGATCCGAATGTCGGTCATGCGTAGACTCCAGTGCGCACCGTGCGCACTTCGCAGTAGGATTTTGCGTAGAAGGCCGCGAGGCTACTCGCGAGCCACTGATACACGCCGTCGTTGTCACGGTACGCGCACGCGTTTCGGTGCGATGCGTTCTCGATCAGTTCCGCAGACGCGCGTCCGAGAACTTCCCCCGTCTCCGAATCGTAAGCGACGATCATCTCGGCCATGAAGATCAAGATAGCCCCTTCGCGGAGTATGTCAAGATCGCTTCACAAACTATTTTCTAGGGCCGTTTTTCTCGTACCATTCGGCGATAGCTAGCGACGTCGAGGCGTGCCACTCAGCGATGAACGCCTCGACGTCGCGGCGCGCGGCGTCCGATGGCACGTGAGCAAGCCCGTCCTCGGTGAAGGTTACGAGGCCCGCGTCCTCGATCATCGTGAGCAACGCCCATCCGCGCTCGTCAGTGTGGGGCTCTTCGCCGAGCATGACGGCGCGGGCGCCGAAGAATCGTAGATCCTCGAAGAAGCCCGCGACGGGTGCGCCGCCCGCGTAGCTCGCACACGCGACTTGCTGGAGCCACAGACCGAGCGCGCGAAACTCGTAGTAGCTCGGGCTCACTTCGCGCGTCCCGCGATGATCAGCCCGATCGCGCACGTCGCAAGGATGAACCACGCGAAGTCGTGCGCGATCATCTCCTCGCCCACGCATCCTTGCGTGCCGTGATCGTGTGCAGCGCGTCTGCGTCGACGATCGGACACTCGACGAAGAGCCGACCCACGGACACGATCCGCCCGACGTCGAAGGAGACGGAAATCCCGGGGCGCACGGGGTCCCCCTCGCGAAACGCGCCTTGTTTCACGTCGTCGAAGAATCCCGAATCGGGCGCGTGCCGCGTGATCTCTTGTGCAACGACTGTGATCTGATCCCCTTCTCGAAGGCGGATCGCTTGTAGCGGTGGAAGCCCGTGCTCGTCGACGAAGTCGATGGGGCCGCGCAGACCTAGTCTTAGTGTGTAGAAGGCTGCCTCGATCGTGTACACGCGACCCGAGAACCGCATAGCGGCATCTTGTTCGCGGTACGTGATCGAGATCATATCCTCCGCACGGAGCCCGGGGGGTAGTCGGTCGATCACGAGCGCACCCCCTTTCGCGCGAGATCGACCAAGCGGATCGCGAGTCGGATCTCGTGTTCGCTTTCGTGGACGTCGGCGCGGAGCGAGCTCGACAGGTTCTTGCGGACGGCAGCATCGAGCGCACGCAGCGCGCGCCACTCGCTCGCCGTCTTCTCTTCGTCGGTCATGGGGGCTTCGTGCTGCATACTCGGGAGCGTCCGTCACCTCGGAGAGTATGTCAAGAATGCGTCGCGATCGCGAAATTTGACGGGCTCGAAACGGCATGCCTCGCGTGCGCGCACGCGTGCAACGAGTCGCTTGTCAAGTCAATTCGTTTCGCGGGTCGAAAATGCGCGCTGCTATCCTCGACGCATGGCGTACATCGACCAGCTCGTCCAAATCCAGATCACGGCGACGACGAAGACGCCGACAGAACAGGGTTTCGGCACGCCGTTGATCATGGCGCAAAAGGTCCCGAGCACGTGGGGCTCCCATCGCGTGCGATCTTTCGCCGACGCGTCGGACGTTCTCGCGGCGGGCTTTCTCACGAGCGACGCGGCGTACAAACTCGCGTCGGTCATCTCGTCGCAGTCGCCTCGCGTGGGGACGATCAAGATCGGGCAGCGCGCCACGTCTACGTCTTCGCGAATTTATCAGCTCACCTTCACGAGTTGCCCGACGGGCGCGACGCTCGATTTCGTGATCGACGGCGAGGTGATTACGCACCTCATCACGGAGACCGACGTGACGACGCTCGCGGCGAACGTCGCGGGACTCATCTCGGGCAGCGGCCCATCCGCAGTCTCCGCGTCCGCATTGGTTGGCGTCCTCACTCTCGCCGCAAGCAATTCCGGGATCGAGTTTGCGATCTCGGGCTTCTACGAGTCGAAGTGCATCGCGTTGCTCGACATCTCCGCGTTTCCGGACATCACGTCCGATCTCGCCGCGTGCCTCGCCGAAGACTCGGATTTCTACGGCGTGGTGCTCGATGGCGGCGGCGCGACGGAGATCACCGAAGCGGCGACATGGATGGAAGCCAACACGCGGATCATGGCGTGTGAGATCGCGGACTCGGGCTGTCTCGATCCAGAGTCGACGTCCGACATCATGTACACCGCGAAGGGTGAAGCCTTCACGCGTACGTGCATCTTCGCGACGACGATCGCGACGCAAACGGGGCTCGCTGCGGGCATTCTCGGGTCCCGCCTTCCCGCCGCTCCAGGCTCGGACACGTGGGCTTGGAAAACGATCGCGAGCGTCCCCGTCAACGCGATGGAGGACGCCGAGATCGAAGCCGTCCAGGCCAAGAACGGCAACGTCTACATCGTGCTCGCTGGCCTCAATGAGACGCTCGAAGGCAAGAGCCCGAGTGGCGTATGGATGGATCAAGTCCGGGGCATCGATTGGATGCGCGCGACGATGCAGACGCGCTGCCTCGCGAGGCTCGCGAGCGCACCCGGCAAGATCGCCTTCACGGACGCGGGGATCTCCAGCTTCGCCGCAGTGATCGAGGGCGTGATCCAAGACGGGATCACGGTCGGCTTCATCGCCTCGACGCCCGCCTATGTCGTCACGCAACCGACGGCCGCGAGCATCGATCCGAGCATCAAGAACTCGCGGCGCCTTCCCGGGATCTCGTTCTCCGCGACGATGGCGGGCGCGATCCACGGGCTCGACGTCACGGGCTCGCTCGACGCCTGATCTCTTCACCTCGCACTAGGACCAAGGACGCAAGCCCATGCCCGCAACAAAGTTCTACGGGATCGATCGCCTCACGATGGATTTCGCGGGCGTACCCCTCGACTCGGGCTTCGGTCCCGATACCGTCGTCAAGATCACGGAAGATCAACCCCGCTTCGGTGACAAGGTCGGCGCCGACGGGGAGGTCACGCGCTATCGCATGACAAATCGCATGATCAACGTGGAGCTCACGTTCATGCAGTCGAGCGACGCGAACGCGCTTCTTTCGGCGATTCAAATCGTCGACGACTCGGCGCCGAACGGCGCGGGGGTCGGAATCCTCCTGATCAAAGACGAAGACGGAACGTCGAAGTATCTGTGTCCGCAAGCATGGATCGCGAAGCGCCCCGACGTGGAGTTCGGCGTCGAGGTCACAACGCGCACGTGGGTGCTCCGAGGACGCATCGCGACGCGTATCGACGGGGGTAACTAACCCGTGTCGACACTCACGACGCAGCGACGCACGATCAGGGATTGCGAATATGAAGTCGCCCCCCTCGGGCTGGAGACGTCTCTCGACGTGCTCTTCCGGGTCAAGGCGATCTTCTCTCCGACGTTGCGCGAGGTCTCCGCATCGCTCGCGACCTCGAAAGAGGACGAGCGAGGCGTGGAGATGGCGATCCGTACGGCGCTCGCGGGCGCTCAAAAATTGATCGAGGTGCTCACGATCGACGACGTTCGCTACCTCCGAGCGAAGTTCTCCGACACCACGACGATCCACTTCTCGGACGGGAAAGCGCCGCGCCTCGCGAACAAGCCCCTGCACTTCGAGGGGCCGCGCATGTTCGACCTCTTCAAGTGGATCGCCTTCTGTATCGAGGTGAATTACGCAAGTTTTTTCACGGACGCGACGACGGAGATCAGGGCGCTTCTCGTCGCGGGCTTCGCCTCCCTCCAAAGCACGATGAAGAAGGCGCCCGAAGGCTCCGACTCCCCTCCAACTGCGACTGGCGGATCTGGAGACTGATCGTCCACCCTCGATCGCGCGCGTCGTCCCCCGCCGAGCTTGAAAGGGACTGGAGCTTCGAGGACGCGATGATCATGCACGCGCTCCTAGACGAGTTCGACGCCGCGCAGAAAGAGGATCGATAGTGTCAGCCCTTCGAGAGATCGCCGCAGTCGTAGGCATCGACGTCGACTCGAAAGGGGTCGACGGGCTCATGGGCTTGCTCGACAAGGCGAAGGGCACGCTCGGCGCGCTCGCGGGGGCGTTCGCGATCCACGAGATCGCCGAGTTCATAAAGGGGCAAGCGGAAGTCGCGCACGAGATCGAGAAGACGTCGGAGCGCTTGGGCGTCGCGACGGACGATCTCCAGCGATTCCGCTACGCCGTGGAGTTGACGGGGGGCGAAGCAGAGAACGCGGATCGCGCGCTCTTCTTTCTCACGAAGGCGATCGGCGAAGCGGGCACGGCGGGCGGACCGAATCCGTTTGCGGCGATCAAACTCGCGTTGAAGGATACGAACGGGCACGCGAAGACGGCGCTCGAAGTCCTCCCCGATCTCGCCGACAAGATCGCCGAAGCGAAGACGCCCGCAGAGCAAACGGCGATCGCCGTGTCCGTCTTCGGCAAGTCCGCGCTTGCCGTGCTCCCCATTCTTCGGCGAGGTCGTGAGGGGATCAAAGAGCTATCCGACGAGTTCGACGACCTCGGGGGCGCGCTCTCCGAAGAGTTCGTGAAAAAGGGCGCCGAAGCAGCGGCGGAGATGAAGCGTTTTGATTTCGTCTCGCGCGGGCTCAAGAGCGAGCTTGCCGGGGGGCTTATGCCCTCCGTGGTCAAACTCTTCTCGTGGTTCATCTCCCTCGCGGCCGAAGCGCGTGAGCTTGCGAAGAATACGGACGTGCTCACCACGGCGGGGATCGCCCTCGGGGCCGTGACGACGATCAAGCTCGTCCCCGCTTTGCTCTCGTCGGCGAAGGCTCTCTTTCTCGTCAAGATGGAGCTGCTAGGGATCGAGGCCCCCGCGATCGCCGTCGTCGCGGCCGTCGGTCTGCTCTTTCTCGCGTTCGATGATTTGTGGACGCTCATGCACGGCGGGAAGTCCGTGATCGGCGACTTGCTCGACAAGTTCGGAGAGGTCGGCGCGAAAGAGAAGTTTGTCCAGACTTTGAAGGATGCTTGGGTATCTATCAAAGAGACGTGGGCCGAAGCAAAGGAGATTATCACCTCACTCTTCGCCGATATGGGCAAGGGGGCGAAGGTCGACGGCGCGACGGTCAAGGGCTTCTTCGAGGACGTGCAAGACGAGATCACCGCGAGCGTTACGGCGCTCGCCTCGTTCGTCGAACTCATGAAGCAGATCAAGACGGGAGACTTCGAGTCGATCAAGAACGCGACGGACGATCTGCTCCAGGCAACCGATGCGCTCGACGATCCGAGCGTCTACCGCAAGGCGCGGAAAGAGCGCGGACAGTTCGTGCACGATAAGGAAGTCGAGCGCGACTTGACGGGACCGACGGACGTCCGCGAAGTGCGCGCGCCGCGTACGGTCCCTATGCCGGGAAGCTCACACGGGCTCGCCGCAATCTCGGGTGATACCACCGTCGGGAAGATCGAAAACAATACGACGATCAACGTCGAGGCCGGCGTCGCGCAAACCCCCGAACAAGCCATGCGGGCGACGCGGGAAGGTGTGTCGGACGCAGCTCGACAGGCACATCACAACGCGATCCGAGCGCTCACGACGGGGGGCGCGTAATGGCTGTCCTATTCTGGTACCCCACGCCCGCGAGCCCGAGCGGCACGCTAGGTTTCGATGTCACGTCGTCGGAAGCCGTGGAGATCACGGCGACGGTGACGAAGCATCCTGTCGAGGTCGGTGCGGACGTCACCGATCACATTCGCAAAAACCTCGACGAAGTGACGCTCGAAGTCTTCGTGAGCAACACGCCGCTCACAAATCAGAACTTCGTGGATCCCGACCAGCCGCGCGGCGGGACAAACTCGCCGCTCTTGCTCGATGCGGGTGCACCCTACTCACCGCCTGGAGCGCCGCCGCAAACTCCGATCGACGTTGCCGTCTACATCCCGCCCCCGTTCTCGCTCGGCGCGCTCGTGAGCGACGTTGCAAAGCTCACGTTCGCCGCACCTCCAGTGACGGCCGCACTCGGGATCCCCGCGCGCCTCGCACCCGACACTTACGCGCAAGTGCTCCAGTTCGGCGACGACTTCTCGGCGACGATCGAAACCTACGACGTCCTGACGCAGCTCCAGATCGACGGGACGCTCGTGAGCGTCGTGCTTCGCGACAGCGTCCACGACAACATGATCGTGACGGGGATCTCGAAGCCACGCACGAACGAAGACGGGGACGGCGCGCGCTTCACCGTCAAGTTTGAAGAGATCCGAATTGTGCAGACGCAAACGACGTCGAGTCCCGTGCCCGCGGAAGTGCGCGCGAAGTCCCCCGTGACGGCGGGATCGACGGGAGCGAAGACGGCCGATCCTTCGAAGGCGTCCGTCGCGAGCGGTCTACTAACTGCGGCGAAAGCAGCATTACCCTCCCTCGCGGGGCTCGGATTATGACCGTCGGTGCACAAGTTTCGATCCCGATCGATCCGACGCTGCCCTTCATAACGCAGACAACGGCGCTCGACGGCGTCTCGTACCAGCTCACGTTTCGATATAATCAACGACAGCTCCGATACTTCATGGACATCGCGCTCGCCGACGGCACGTTGCTCGCGGCGGGCGCGGCGCTCGTCGTCGGTTGGCCCTTGTTCCGGAACGTCATCGATCCTCGCATGCCTCAAGGCGCCTTCATCGTCGTTGCACAAGGTGCGGACGTGACGACGCCTCCAGCGTTCGGCGAACTCGGGATCGGGCTTCGGTGCGAGTTGATCTACACGTCGAGGGCGACGCCGTGACGACTCGCATTTTCAAGCGGAATTGGAACATCACGATCGGCGACGTCGTCGTCAACGATCTTGCGTGCGACTTCGAGGCGAAGAAGTCGCTTCAGGTCGTCCCGAATACGTGCGTCCTCCACGTCAAGAACCTTGCACCCGCGACGCGAAAGAAGCTCACGGATCCGAGAGCGATCCCTGTGCGCATCGAGGCGGGCTACGGAACGTCGCTGGATCAAATCTATCTCGGCGACGTGCGAGCCCTCGCACCCGGAAGCAAGGACGGCGCGGACGTCATCACAGAGCTGTCGAGCGGCGACGGCGAACACCCCATGGCAGTGCTCCGCGTGGGCGTGCCCGTGGGCGCGAAGACAGCACCCGCGACGGCACTGCGCGCGATTGCACGAGCCCTTGCCTCGTCGACGCCGGGGGCTACGGCGATCGGGCTCGGGAACGTCGATCAAGTCGCCGCTACCCTCGCGTCGACGGGCTCGGCGACCTTCCCGCGCGCGACGGTGCTCCACGGCAACGCGGCCCGCGCCTTGACGGACTTCTGTCGCTCGGCGGGGCTGGAGTGGTCGATCCAAGACGGCGTGATCCAGGTGCTCGATCTCGGGCAACCGCTCGTCTCACACCCCTACCTGCTGAACTCGGACACGGGACTTTATGGATCGCCGAAGCTCGACACCGATGGACGCGTGACTTTCGAGTGCGCGATGCTGCCGTCTCTTCGTCCAGGCATGAGGGTCGAACTCGATTCCAAGTTTGTGAGCGGGATCTATCGCGTGTCGCAAGCGACCTATAAGGGTGAGACGTGGGCGGAAAGTCCGTCGTCCCCGTGGGGCATGGAATGCGTCTGTGACAAACCTGGAGTGGTGCTCTAGTGGCCCGCGAATACGCACTCGCCGAAGTGGTGCTCGCGGGTATGGATACCCTCGCGCGCGAGCTGCACAAGGCGATCCCGGGTCGCGTCGTCTCGTTCGATCGCACGACCAAGCTCGCCGTCGTCGAGGGCGCGATCTCGCTGCCGTTGCCGACGCTCGACGGGGAGATCGTCTACGATCCGTTTCCGACGTGGAGCGACGTGCCCGTAGGTTTCCCATGCGCGGGGGGGCTCGTCTTCGCGTTTGATCTCGCGGCGGGGGATCCCGTGGCGCTGATCTTCTCGGATAGCCCGTGCGCACAGTATCTCGTCGACGGCAACATCGAAGAGCCGCTCGACACGCGCCGCCACTCAGTCGGCTACCCGTTCGCCCTTCCGGGGGGCTGGAGGCCTGACGCGAAGCAACTCGCGACGGCGATCCCCGAAGGGGGGCTCGTGATCGGGCTCGACTCCGGCGAGCCGCTGATCACGATCAGTGCGGCGGACGGGATCAAGCTTGGGCGATCCTCCACGGATTTCGTCGCACTGGCGTCGCTTGTGAAGACGGAGCTCGACAAGATCGCGCACGCGTTCTCCACGTTCATGCCCGGATCGGGGGGCGCGAGTTTCCCCGATGCCTACACGACCGCATCGCCCGTCGCTGCTAGTGTGGTGAAAGCCGAATGAGCACCTTTGCTGCTGGAGCGGGCAACGACGCCCTTCTCGTGCCGAGCCCGAACGCGGGCAAAGTCACGTTCGCACTCGTCACGGACGAAATCTTCGCGGGCGCACAAAAGCTCTTTCAACGTGGGCAAATGTTTGAGGGCGAGTGGTTCATGGACACTCGAGTGGGCATGCCATATTTTCGCTTGATCCTCGTCAAGAACCCGAACGAGTCGATCGTGCGAAGCGTCTTCACTCAGTGGCTCTTGAGCGTCGACGTCGTCGCGAAGGTCAATCGGATCACCCTCCAATTCGCTCGCGCCGCACGTCGTCTCGGAATGGACTTCTCCGCGACGATGGTGGACGGGAGGCAAATGACGGGGGGGTGGGGGCGACCGTTTATTATTTCCGGCACGGCGACGAACGCGAACAGCGCGACAAACAATAGCGGGGCAACGTCATGACGACTCGCGGACTCACGACGGCGGGCTTTGTCTCCGCGACGCTCGAAGATTTGTTGACCGAGATCGTCGCGGACGAACTCGCCAACATCGATCCGAATCTCGACACGGATCCAGATCAGTTCATCGGACAGATCAACGCCATCTTCGCGAAGAAGCTCACTGAATTGTGGGAGCTTGCACAGACCGTCGTCGACGCCTTCGACGACACGAGTGCCGAAGGCGCGTTGCTAGCGGCACTCGGAGCACTCACGGGCTCGACACCCGAGGCAGCCGCACCCGGTGCCGTCATCGTCAACTGCGCGCTTGTGAGCGGCACGGTGCTCGGCTCCACGTCGCGCGTGAGCGATCCCGCGAACCCCGCGAACCGTTGGACCATCGATCCCACGATCGCGCCCTACACGGCGACGGCGACGGCGACGATCGGCCTTCGTTTCCTATGCGACATCGACGGCCCGTTTCCGGCGCTCGCGGGAAGCCTCACGCATATCGATACGCCCGTGAGCGGATGGACGACAGCGACGAATCCCGCCGATGCGACGGAAGGCACGAACCTCGAAAGCGACGTCGACTTTCGCATCCGTCGACGCGCGGAGCTTGCCGGGCAAGGTCGATCGAATCCTCCAGCCCTGGAGTCCGCGCTTTACGCCGTCACGGGTGTGCAAACGGGCGGCGTCTTCGTCGTGCAGAACCTGACGAACGCGAACGATAGCGATGGGCGTCCGCCGCATTCTTTCGAGGCGTTGATCTTCGACGGCGTGACGCCCCTTGCGGCGGATTCGGACATCCGCGCGGCGATCTTCGCGAATAGCGTACCAGGGATCCAATCGTTCGGATCGAACTCGGGAACCGTCACGGACAAGTACGGCAACGCGCACGTGATCAACTTCTCTCGTCTGTCTCAAGTACCGGTCACGGTGACATATACGGTGCTCACGGATCCGACGAAGTTTCCGAGCGACGGCGTCGCGCAGATCAAGGCCGCACTCGTCGCGCTCCAGGCGACGGCGACGCGCGGCGGCTCGGTTATCTTCATCCGCACAGAGTCGATCCCGTTGCTCGTCGCTGGCGTGATCGACGTCACGGCGTGCACGCAAGCGGCTCCAGGTCACTCGGCGGACGGTACGAATATCGTCGTCGACTCGCGCTCGATCGCTACCTACGACACGTCGCGGATCGCGGTGACGGTGACTCCATGATCCCGATCCCTGACGAAGCGCACGCGACGGAAGCGGCGGCGCTTCTAACGAGTATGTTCGCGAAGCGGCGGATCATCGTCGGGCTTCTAACGGCGCACTCGAATCGTGTGCAAGAGATCGAAGACGCGTTGTGGACGGCGATCAACGGCCGCAATCTTTCGGGCACGGGATGGACGCTTGATATTCTCGGGCAACTCGTCGGCGAGCTGCGACAAGGGCGGAGCGACAATGCGTATCAAGCGGCCCTCCAGTTGCGGATCTTGATCAACCGATCCTTTTCGGTGTTTCCCGACGTGCTCAAGATCATCGACACGGCCGCACAAGGCGAGCCCTGGAATTTCCTCGACGCCTTTCCCGCAGGCTTCCGCATCGAGTTCGGCGGGGACGTCGACCACCTCGACGCGCTCGTGGAGGCGATGACGAGCGCGAGCCCTCTCGGCGTGGGCGTCTCGGTCGTGTGGACGCCGTCGCCGAGCTTGCTGGAGATCCCCTCGTGGCAAGTCCCGGGGGACGTCTACAATGCGCGCGGTCCCTCGTGGACTGACTTCTCCCCCGTCGCAGAAGAATCCTACGCCATCGAGGTTCCGTCATGAGCGCGCCCATACTTCCCCGCGTCCTGCATATCGCCGTCAACGTCAACTACGACGCCAGCGCGAACCCGTGGAGCGGGGAGCCCACGAAGGTGCTCGGCGACGGCGCGTGGATCTCGCAAGGTGCTATCCCCGCGCGATCGACGCCCGCGCCGTGGGACAACTACTGGCGCTCGCTCGTCTCACACGCCGTCGAAGATGCGCAATTCTCGATCGCCTGTCGCGTGATCGCGAGCGATCACAATACCGCTGCGACGTCGATCCTTGCGTGCCTTCCCAAGTCTCGGCAGATCGTGCGCTTGACGGGGGGATCTCCGAGCAACCTCGTGGCGTATACGGGCGCTTTCCTCACTCACGAAGTCGACACGGCGACCGACGCGGCATATCCCGACGAGTGCACCCTTTGCGATTATTCGGCGATGCCCGCCGATGGATCACACGGCGCTGCATACTTTCTCTCGTTCAACCCGTCGAACCAAGGGACGATCGTCTACGTGCTCGATGGTGTCGCGCCGCAAGTCTACAAGGCGACGAGCGTCCCTGCCTCCACTCACTCGGGATGGATCGACTACGTCTCTCCCTACCCCGGGTGCTCGTGTCTGATAGATAAGGAAGGCGCTCGGATCTTCACGAGCGCGGGCTGGTCGAGCTACTTCACGTTCGCGTCGGGTGCGACGGACTACGTCGCGCTCGGGAAGATCCCTTCGACCGATCCTACCGCATACCCTGGAGGAGCTGGCGCGGCCGTCTACGCGTTCTCTCCGACGCACACGGCGATCAACGTCGCGATCAACTACACGGGCGCGAATACGTGGACCGAGTACGCCGCGACGTGGGACGGCACGACGCTCCCCGCTGGCCTGTCACTCATGCGGCCGATTTGGGATACCGTGCGATCGCAGTGGGTCGTGGGCGCCGCGCACGTCGACACTTCGGCGGACGCGCGATCATCGGCGAAGATTTACGTCTCCAGCGACGGGCACACGTGGACATCGTACGCGGGCTCACCTTCGTTCGTGCTCATCACGGGCGCGTGCGTGCGCGGCGTCCTGTACGCGATCGGCTTCATGCCCGACGGCGGGACCTTCGCAACGGGGGACTCGAACGGGCTGGAGTGCCTCGCCAGCTTCGACGGGGGCCTGACGTGGTTGCGCTTCGGCGAGCCGGGGATGATCACGATCGGTACGATCACGACGTCGCCCGCGTTGCTCGTGAAGAGCTGCCGAGTCATGGCGGGCGCGGACGTCGTCGCGTTCTCCCGCTCGGAAGGCGGCGGGCTCGACTACGTGATCGCGCATATCGGCGCGGGCTGACAAAAACGAACGCCCGCGATGGTGAGTCGCGGGCGTGCGCCCTAGTAGGGACTCGCGCAGTAGTGCCGAGCTGCGATCAGCGTAGCCGACCGAGACGCCACAAGCCAAGCGCGATCGCGTCCCACTTGTTCGCCGCCTTGCACGTGTCCGACGTCGGCAACGGTCCCGCGATCTCGCGCTCGTAGACGTCGAGCACGGCGAGGGCCTGTCGATGGTGTGCGCTCTTCGGGATTTGCCCTTTCCATCGCGAGGGCTCGAAGGTTTCGACGCTCAATATATCGGAGCCCGCGCGCTCAATCCATCGACCTACCTCGACGGCAACACCGATCAGATCGTTCGGGTCGCCCTTCGATTTGCCGGCGCTG